ACGGTATCCGCCATTGGGATTAGCCATGCTGCAACTCCCTGCCATCCAGGCTGTGATGCACGACGACCACGGAGTCCTCCTCGACGATCACTTCCGGACCGCACACACAAGAAGAGTCATCAGCATGATCCATCAAGTCGTTCACAGGGGTCACGTTCAGGTAAACCAGGTCAACCATCTCGTTCCACCCCCGTGGTCATGCCCTCGATAGCCCGGCCCGCGTCACGCTGGAACGCCTGCTTCTCCGCGATGGAACGGGAGTGGGCCATGAACGCAACCTCGATGACTTCCCAGGCATTGACCCCGGCGAGACAGACGCCCTTGACGAAAGTGGCGATAGCCACCATGAAGTCGGCAAAATTCAACCTGATCGGCGGGATGGTGTACTCCCGCTCCACCTCGTCTTCCATGGCACTTCTCCTCACATAGCCGGTTCATTCCTCATGACGGTCCCAGAGAGGTTCGGCTGGCCACCCTGCGTCATCCCGGCAAACATCGTGGCCAGGTCGGGCTTGCCCTCCGGCGCGGCACCAGGCATGCCTGGCATGCCCGGAGGGGCACCCCCACCCATAAGCGCAGCCAAAGGATCTTCGGGGCCAGCGGCCTGCTCGGCGCCCGGCTCGGGCGCCGGGGGCGGAGCCCACACCTTCTTCGCGATCTCCTCGATAGGCTTGCCCTTTTCGAGTTGGTCCACGAACTCCGCGATCTGGCTGACCACGGCACTTGGGTCCCCGCCATTACTGGCGATGGCCCCGATGCTCTCAGCGAGCCCGGAGATGGCGCCCATGAGGGCGTCACGACCCTGCTCCACCTGGATCTTGGAAACCTCATCCTGAGGGTTGATCGTGTACGGCAACTCACGCAGGGCCGTGTCCCGCGAGAACAGCCCGGCCGAGACCAACTGCAACAGCCACACCAGGTGACGGTTGGGGTCCAGGCCCGTGCTCGTCCCATACGTGACGTCTGCGGTGCAGTTGCCGTTGATGTCCTTGGACGGGGTGTAGGTGATGCTGTACTCGTTGCCATCCCGGACACCATCGACGCTCTTGGATACGTTCGGCCAAAGGGTCTCATCGACCTTGAAGCAGAGGTAGGCCACCTGGATGAAGAACTCGGTCAGGGTGCCCTGCATCATGGCGATCTGCTGGGAGTACCCAGCCATCAGTTCCTGCACACCCTTGCCCGTCACGACGCTGGCGTCGATAGAGCCACCCATGGCCTCGGGCGTGATGGTGCCCTGGCGGAGTTCATCGGTGAAGTGCGAGATAGCCATGAAGGTCTCGCGGGGCACTTCCAGGCTGACGCGGTGGACGTCCCGGGGGGCCTGCGTGCGGATGATGGCGTCAGACCCGGTGGGCATGTCGGTCACGTCCGGAGGGACAGCGACCGGCGCCTGCACGGACTTGGCCGTGGCCTCCAGCGTCAGCATCTGCATCTCGTTCATGGCCAACTGAGCCCACGGCATGTCAGCGAACATGCCCCGGATGTAACCCGGCTCACCCGTGACACGGGCGGTGCAGATGAAGAGGCACCGGCCGATCGGGTTCGGGATACGCTTCAGGACGAGGCCGTTGCACTCACCCACGAAGAGGCTGATGTACTCACCGTCGTCGTGATGGGTGACCTCAACGAGGCGGGACTGCCCGGCGTTCCTGCCGATCAACTCACTGTTCAGGACCGTGGCAGCCTCGGGGTACTGGGCAACCAGGTCAACGACGCGCATGTTGAAGATGTGCGCCGCCTCCACGGTGTTGCCCTTCGCGTCCCACACCGGGTAGAAGTTCCGCGAGTCCCGGATCAGGATGTCCGGCATCTGGTCCTCGAAGTTCGGGACGATCTGTGCTACGATCAGGCCGAGGGAGGCGAACTGATCGGCGCCGGTCTGCATCTGGCTGGCGACCTTCGACCGCTCGAAGTAGTGGTTCACGATCTTTGTCCGGATGTCCGCACGATCCTTGGCGGCCTGAGAGGCACCCTGCGAGGAGGCGCGGCACCGTATGGACGGCATCGGAGACAGGGCTGCCGCCGCGTGGCGGGCCTGCACGTCGATCCTGTTCGCGACGATAGGACGGGGGTAGGCATCCGAGAAAGCATCAGGGTCGATGAGGTCCCAGTCACCATGGCGCACCTGAGTGACCAGGGTCACCTCGGAGTCGCGGTAACCGTACCGTTCCCGAAGCATGTCGCACCGGGCCTTGAGCCCGGTGTCGAACACCAGGTTCGGGTTCTTGCTAACCACTCATCCCACCCACTTCGTAAACATGCACCGGAACGGTCGTGCGTTCCTTGGTCCGCCTGTGTGTGGCGTACTTGGATGGCCGAGCATGCGAGCGTGCCAGGCTGCTGGTGGCGAACCCTAGGATCTCCCGGGCGCGGATCTCCGCGAACCAGAGAGCCATCGGGCCGTCCTGCGGGAGTTCCTTGCCCTTCTTGCCAGGGACCCAGATGAGCAACTGCTCGATCAGGACCTTCAGACCCTCACTCTTCGCGGGGTCCGGAAGGAGAAGCAGGTTGTCGCCGTTGTGGTGCGGCTTCTCCAGGGCGCCGACGCCCTGAGTCACCGAGCCGAAGAGACCCGAGAGGGACGAGACACCAAAGTCCGGGTCGATCTTGTTGACGGCGGAGTGGTGGCCCTGGATGCGGACACCACGGTTCGCGAGGAAGTTCTTGATCTCCGGGAGGTTCACCAGGAAGCCCTGGAAACCGTTGCTCTCGATGATCCACCCGTTCACGCCGTACTCGACGGTGACCTGCTTGATGATCTCGATAGACCACTCGGCCGACGGGTGAGCCTTCACGAAGGCGTTCAACACCCAGCGACGCTGCGTGGTACGGTCCACAGCCTCGACGAGCACGAAGCCGATCCCGGCCCCGAAGTTCGGGTCCATGGACGCAATGATGTACATGCCCTCGGAGCCCGTACGCGGGTGCCCGGGAGCGCCAGCGACCAGGGGACCAGGCTTGCGCATACGGTTGACGCTGCCCCACACGGCCTCACGCTTGAAGGTGTTCGTGGAGTTCGTCTCCTCCTGCATGTACAGGAGAGACCACTTCGCCGGGTCGATAGCGTTACGCTTCTCAGCCAGTGCCGGGCCATCCCACGTGGGGTACATGCCGTCCTCATCCGGCTCAACATCATCATCGTCCGGGTCGAACGGCTGCTTCGCCCTGGGCCACAGAGTCTTCCAGTCCTTCGGGTCCTCCGCGTACTCCAGCACGGCAGGCTGCTTCATCTGGGACCACGAGGTCTTGCCGGAGATGAAGTTGTCACCGTCCATCAGGGCGGCGTACAGGTCATAGTTTCCGGCACGGGTGCCGACCACGAGCAACTGGCCACCGTACAGACGCGACTGGGCGATGTCGTCCAACCACTCCTTCTGGTCCTCCCAGAGGTGGGCGTTCTGCATGTCGACGACGTCGTCGAGAACGAGCCACTGAAGGCGGGCGCCTTGAAGGTCACCCTTCAAGCCGATAGCCTGGACCGTGGGGTCCTTCTCCTCGGTCGCCACAGGCTGACCCACGTAGATCATGTCGGCGGACCACACGTTGCCGGTCTGCTTGAAGCCACCCTTCGGGGCGTAGGCCCGCTGCAACTTGAGCCAGCGCCGATCCGTCAGGCGCTGCCGCACAGCGTAGAGGAACTTCTTCGCCTTCGGCGCCGTCTTCGCGATGATGACACCGTGGGTGTTCGGGTTCATGCAGATCTTGTAGACGACCCACTCCACCGTGATCGTCGCAGACTTCGCATGGCCCGGAGGCACGTTGATGATCATGCGCTTCGGGTTGTTCAGGATCAGGGAGCCCGGCAAGTCGTCGGGCAGTTCCTTGCCGTCCATGGCGTACATCCAGGAACGCTGGTGGGCGTACGTCTCACGGTTCAGGTAGATGCGGCGGAAGTCCTCGAAGGAGATGTCCTTCGGCCCGTCGCCGTACTTCTCCTGCTGCTCCATCTCGCGCTCGTGCGCGAGAGCGCCCTTCCGCTTGGCGTCCACCCGGGCACGAGCGTTGTCGGCCTGCTGGCGGTACACCGGGTCGTTCAGGCGCCAGTTGTTGAGGGTCTTCAGCGAGCGGCTAACCTCGGCCGCGAGGACGGGTAGGGTCTTGCCCTTCTCGATACCGGCGATGACGTGAGCCTTCGCGTTGGCTGTGTTCGGCCGGGGGCCGACGACCACGCGCCTGGTAACCAAGGGCACCTCCTAGAGGGGCGAGAGCACCTCCCGGACCACGATCACGGCAAGGGCCGCGAACGGGAACCACAGAGGCAGGGTGATCACGGAGACCGTGATCCAGTCCCGCGCTCTCGCGGTCAACTGAATCAGGGCGCAGTACCCGGCGAAGAACACCAGGACCCAGAGAACGACATCCATCATAACCTCCCTAGAGGAGCCCGGGGGACCTTGCGGTCGCGTCGCTCCCGTCCGGGAGGTAGGGCTTGGGAGGATCTTAGTACACGACCGGCGCGAGCGTCAAGCGAAAGCGCCGGGAGTGAAGGCCTGGAATAGAAGGCTGGGTAAATGCAGTGTCGGCGTTAACCGCCGACGAACCCTTTCCTCAACACACGTCATTCATGGATAACCTTCTCGGGGCCGGGAGCCTCAAGCGTACGGCCACGAGAAGTAAGTGGAATTTGCTTTAGACTTTCCACGAACGGAGTGCCGCCAGCACACGGGCACACCACACCCGCCTGAAGTAACTTCGTTCTCGCTAGCGCCCTCCTCCCCTTGGAGGTCCGGAGGACCCTAGCGTAACTACGTTACACTAGTATACTGGTGTGGGAAATCGGGGGTGCGTCTCACGTCTAGAGGACGAATCCCAGCATGCGGACACCCTAAACCGCAGAAACAAGCCGTTCGAAGGGTACCCTAACGTGATGCACATCACATTTACGTCTCACCATACGAGACGATAATAACGACAAGAACCCTAACAAACCACCGCTACGTAGCACCCCCCACAGGGACCCCCACACCCCCAAAAGGAGCACGGATAGGGAAACTCATACCTCGTTCTCTTGGGGTTCATGTTCCCTGTTTAGCATCCCCCGGGTCGGTTTGGGTTGTCCGTGTTTGTCCGTTTGAATGCATTGTTGATGCAGGCTGAGTGGCGGTACCGCGCACCGCGCGGTTGCGCCTTTTAGTGCCCTTTCAGTTGATTCAAAGCATGATACACAACACATATAAGGGCAGGCCTGAGGATATAGGGGCGAATAGCCATTGTTAGCCCATTGATTCCATTACCTAGGGCAATCACCCCGACATGGGGCGGAATGGTCAGGTATACAGCGTAGACATGACTTTCCCCTGCTTTGCGGCGCCCAGTGTTGGGGTGCCAGCGTGGCGTCGGTCAGTGTGCAGTGTGCCAGCGGGTGGCGCTGGGTGGCTCGTGATGGGGCGTGGGTGTGCTCTGCCCTACGCCCCTAGCGGCAGGGTGCTAGGCGGCTGTCTACGGGCCGCCTAGGCACGCTCTGGGCGTGCCCCTGGTGTGGGTGCTGGGTGTGCTGGCGCCTAGAGGCTGTCTGTGTGGCTCTAGGACGGGCTGGCAGCGCGCGGGTGGCATCCATCTACCTCTGGGCATGGGTAAGGCCCCCCAGCGGGCTGCTGGGGGGCCTGTAGGCCCACGGTCTCAGTGGTGGGTGGCGTGATGGGCGCCGTAGTGCGGCTGGTGTCCGTGGTGTGCGTCGCGCCAGTCTCTGTTTTCGCGGCGCCAGAGCAGGGTGAGTGTGATGACTGTGACTATGGCGGTGCCGAGTAGTAGCGCGGTGATTGCGAGTGCCATGGCTATTCCTCCTGTCCTCTCTGGTAGGTGCGGGTGTTGGGTACGGCCATGGCGGCCGTGACGATTACAGCGGTGACGATTGTGGCGAGGATTGCGGCGGTGGGTGTGGCCACTATGGCGAACCATGCGGGTATGGCCATGAGCCAGAGTGTGTCGCGGATTGCACGTCGCATGGCGTTCACCTCACCCGGAGGTAATAGTCGTCGTCCTCTGCCTGTACTTCGGCGGCAGAGCGCCCGTTGTCAGTGTGCTCTGCCATTGCGAGGCCAGAGTCCGTCACCAGGTAGGCGATTGCCTCTTGGTCCCACTGGTGGGCGAGGCGTGAGAGTTCGTGGTCGAGTGCGAGCCGCAGTGCGGGCTGGTAGTTGTGCCAGCCCGTGTTGTCGAAGGTGTGTCCATCGTGGTCGAGGTAGATGGACACGTGCGCAGACTCTTCGGTCTGCCCTTCCCATGAACCGATACCGGTGTGGGTTTCGAATGAGTCGACGGTGACGTCCCTAAGGTCGAATGACTCTGGGAGTGCTCGGACCATGGCGCGGCGGATAGCGCGCTTGGTCATGTCTTGGAAGACTCCCCAGAGGTAGTCGCTCATGGGGTGTGCCGCGTCCGAGTCGCTAGGCGGGATGACGTGGAATGCATTGGTGACGTTGCGGCCGATGTTGGCTTGGATGTACATAGTGGTGCTCACCTCTCACTGTTGTTGAAGTAGGCGACCTTTGACGGGTCGTCATTGTCCTTGAGCCACGCGACACCCTGCGCGGAGTTGACGCGAATCTGTGAGCGCG